TAGCAAGTTCAATTGGTATGACTGAATCGTCATCAGAGTTTGGAAACTCTCCGAGTACCTCTACTCTTGCAACGGTAGAATCTTCACCGTACTGCTCTAGCATAGTTTGGAAAAGTTTTTGGTCAGTACCCTCTACAGTTCGTGAGTCTATTTGTTTTAGATTCCAGAACTTACGTTTAGATGTAAAGCTGTCGTAGAAAGGGCCTGAGTTTCTTCTAGGGTTGGAGAAGGTAAACCAGTAACGGTTTTCAGTTGGCTCGGAGAAGAAACCCTCGGAGACTGAGTAGATAGGAGCTGGGATACCTGATGCTTCATCCATAATCAAACATACACCGTATGATGAATGGATACCTGCAAACGCGTCTGGGTTTTCTTCGCTCCATAATTGTGCTTGGGCGTAGTAGTAACCAGTATCTATTTTTAGATCTCTTTTTAGCGCTTCTTCAAACCAACCTTCTGGTTTAATTGTGGTGGCTGTCTTAGAGTACCAGTGATTGTTTATTGCTAGGGTTAGCCACTTACCTAGTTCCGCCCATGTTCTTGATCTAAGCTGTTGTTCGGTGTTAGCAGTTACGATTATGGTTGAGCCTAGTCGTGTGGATAGCATCCATAGTATTAGCCAGGAGACAAGTGCAGACTTTCCGATACCACGACCAGATGCTACAGCTAATCTAAACATTTCGGGATCAACACGTCCTTGGTTACGTTGGATGTGGACTGTCATTTTTTTTAAAATTTCTTCTTGCCACTTCCTAGGGCCTTCAAAGTCTTCAAGGGGGGTGTCCTTCTGTCCCCAAGGAAAGATAAACTTTACAAAGTTGTATGGATCATCTTTTATGTAGGGCGACCATATCTCGGTCATCAATTCCTTTTCTTGTTCTGCTCCGTATTTCATATATGTACCAGTATTAAAAATATTGCAATGTTGCCTACAGCACCAATGCTAAGTATTGCTAAGATTTCTCGTATTGCCTCTTTCATATTTTGCTCCAAAAAAAATTAAAAAAAATTATCGCAAGGGTTACACGTAATATACCCCGTGCGAAAAAATCAAGGGGGGGTATAAGCATCATATTTGTTGGAGCATCTAACAAATATTCTACCTATTGGCGAACCCTTGAACGCTGTTGCCATGAGGAGGAGCAACAACCGCCATTATTACTTCTTTTTCTTGTCAGTCTGATTAATCACCAGACTGTTCATCTCCTTAGATGTTGTAGGTAAGGGATTTATTTCCTTAGCCTTTAATCTATCCGTGTTATATCCGTGTAATCTATCCTTTGCACCAGATAGAACATCATTAAGGTTGATAGTTGCATGGACATTTTCGACTCGGTCTTTCCATGTCTTCGCGTCTTGATTCTTTAAGTAGAATATCTGAGCGGTAACATTGCCATCAGTTGCCGAAGTGAACAGGGAATTTGTAACTTGGGCAAGTCCTTTCGCCTTTCCCCTTTTTATAGTCTCCTCAAATTCCGCAGATCGTTTTCTGTTGCGGTCTATAGTTGACCATGAAACGCCCAAAGCACGGGCGATCTGGGTAGTTCCTAGACCACGAGAAGCAAGGTTCTCAACCTGCTCTAAATCAATATCAATCCTTTTTCTACCTACTTTTTTTATAGGTTTATTGTCTTTTTTGGGTGTTTTTTGCTCCATAACTGATTTTTTTTATTGCTCCTTAAACCCTTATATTACAGCATCTTTCACAAAAACCCTAAGTTTTTTATGCTAAGTAGTTGATATATATGTATTTTTGTGTATCATTAGGTAGTCAAACAATACTTTAGGAGGTACAAAATGACAATGATAACGACAATAAATGAATACGATTTTACTACAGCATTTCATAAAATGGGTAGAGGTGATAATTTCACATATGAAGGTTTAAACGCTCTTTATAATTATTTAGATATGTTAGGTGATGATATAGGCGAACAAATAGAACTTGATGTAATAGCACTATGTTGCGAATACAGGGAGTACGAAGACCTTGAAGAGTTTCAAGGATACTATGGAGACGACTACCAATCTATAGAAGATATAGAACAACAAACACAAGTAATAATGATTGATGATGATTCATTTATCATACAAGCATTTTAAGGGGTGCATAACATGACATTTAAACAACTAATAACCAAACTAACCGAGAAGCCACGCAAAGCAAAAGCGTGGCATGGCTCTTATCTTATTAACCATTTTTTAAAAAACTAGGGGGGAATTATGGAAGCAATAAAAGAATTTAAAAAAGATTGTTGGGTTTGTTTTGATCGAACTGAGGTAAATATTAAGGGTTACAAGTACATCATTGACCAAGAAGAGAAACTTGTTCACATACACCCGAGATCGTGGAAGCAATTAAAAAAAGATATAGGTGATTATCTTTGGGATAATTGGGTTTTTACGGGTGAAGATACAATATCACTTAATAAGTGGGATTTGGAATACTCAGAAGAAAATCCCTTCCAAGATTACTATCTTGATGAAGATGATAACAAATATTCCAAAACTACTAATTGTCTTTTATGGTCTGAATATTACAAAGACTTAGACATACCTAAGGATTGGGAAAATATAAGTTATGGCAATGATGAATTACCAAGTTTTCAATTTAAAGATTATAAGATTTGGATTAACTCACCTCTACTAAAAGAGAGACAAGAAAATTATCTCGGTATCGGTTTTAAAAACCTAGACCATTACAAGGATTGGATTTTTACAGTATGTCATTATGATCCAATAGACTGTGAATGTAAGGATGATATTTTCCAAACTATGGATTTTAACGAAGTATTAAATTATTTTAAGGAGCAAGTATGAAACATTGCGATGTTTGGGAACGAGTAGAACAAAGAGAGGTTAAAAGATGAATGTTAATAAACTTAAAATTGGCGATAGGGTTAAATTTGCAAATGAAACTTTTGCATTAGTAACCCGCTATGAAACAGATATTTCTAATCAAAAAGGTACTGTGGTTAATTTTTCAATAGATAGAAAAGATAATAATACTCATGTTTGGATAAAATTAGATATACCAAATAAGCATTTTAATTGTGATGAATGGGGTAATGCTGTTCAGTTTAACCTAACCAATGAAATGGATGGAGGTACTTCTATTGATTACCTTAAAAAAGCAAAACTAATTAAGGAGCAAACCAATGATTAACTGTATACAAGTTTTAATCGTGCTTTCATTCATGGTCTTTTGCCTACATGGAGCATATCTAATAATTAAAGATAAGGAGCAAGAGAAATGAAATTTACACAAGAAGACGCAGAATATTTAGCTGAATGGTTTAACTTTGTTAATAGTAAATCTTTTGGAATTTTATCAAAAGAATTTAAAGAAGAAGTTATTAAAGCAGATATTATTAGAGGTAATTTAACTAAATTAATGTCTGAAAATTCAAAATGGAGAATAAAAAGAAAATACCATAGAGGTAAATATGGTAAAGCTACGATTGTAGAGGAGTAGGATAATGAAAATAGATAGAAGAACAATACCAAAGCACTTAAGAGGTCTAAGAGATGACCAATTGCATTTATTAATATTACTATTCAAGGCAAGACTATGAAGCAAGACATGAAATACTTAAAACGAAAGTACCCCGAACTTTCAAGAATCACTGCTAAATTTAGCAATGATAAAAAAGATAATATGCGTAGAGTTAAGGTGATGATGTCAACCAAAGACCATGAGTTATATGTAAAATTAATTAAACAAGAACTTTAACCGATCAGAAAGCCTTGGAGGGTGATATTATCAACTCCCCCTAAAGTAGTCACCCTTCTTGGCTTTCCTCTAACATCACACCCAAACCAACAAACAAAAAATGCTTATGTTGCACTCCTGCTTTTAGGCTTCGCAAAACTTTCTTCTCTCCATCAATAGCACACCAAATAATATTTAAATCCATCAAATTCTGAATACCTTTACTAACCGTGTGTCTGTGCATACCAATCATTAACGCCAAGTAGCTAACCGCATCATGGCTTGAATAGTCTTGTGCCGAATACCTTTCACAAAGTGCATATAAAACCAACTTCTCCCTACTCTTAATATCAGTTCTCCCCAACTGCTTCTTGTACCACTTCCAAACAACCTGTTTCAGCTTGGCATAGCTCTTATACTTCATTGCTACCCCAAACTTTATTAACCCACTCCTCTCTGGCTTCTCAATTGCTTCTATGACCAACCACCATTTTTGTTTATTCAACTAACTAACCGCCTTAAGACTAAAATCCCTATTTGTATAATACTGATTAACCAACAACATCGGCTCTTTGCAAATCCTATATACTCGTTTCCTTTTATCCTTCCCCCTCTCCTTGCACATATATTCCCTTGCCACAAAATCATCCAACACTGTTGCTATCGTTGACCGACTCCCCATGCTTCCCGGCAATAGCTTCACTATTGCTTCAAAGTTAATGCTTTTGCTACTCGCGTTAGCAATAGCAACCTCTAAAACTAAAACATAATGTAAAGGATCAGACCACCAGAACGACATAAACCCTCTATTCCTTCTATTCCTATGGAATTCATCTCTTGCTTCTGTCATTCTTGCTTCTAACTGCTTCATGTATGTTTCCTTTTGTTGCATTGCATTTAGTTATTAACCTAACAATTACAACCCAACTTTATGAGTAAATATTACTGATACTTTTTCCCTGGAGAGATGAGCCTAAAGGCTCACTCTCTCTATTAGTTTAGTCTAGGATATATGTACACCCCTATATACGATTATTGGACACCCATATATACGATTATTGTATATACGGGTATACAATCACTTTTGTTTTGGTTTATCTTTTTTAGATTCTTTTTTGGTCTTTTTTTTACCAAATATCCTATCCCAATTATCCTCAAATACTTTTTTATCTATTTGTCTTGGTCGTTGATCCGATCCTTTCCCGTTCATTGTTTTTTCTCCATGTTATTTAAAATATGACAAATTACTTCAACCGTGAATCCATTACCCAACATTTTATAACGCTGAGTATTTGATACATGATTTGTATAATCATCTGGAACTGTTTGTAATCTTTCGCACTCAATCGGGGTGAGCTTTCGCCAATAAACTTCATCTTTAACAACAACATTATCTTTTTGCACCGTTGTTAATGAGTTGGTTTTTCCTCCCCTTCTTACTTCTAGCTTTTGCTCAGTGCTGCCATCAGCTTTGTATCTTCCTCGCCACGCACCAGCTAATACTTTTGGTTCTCTATTTCCACCCGTACAAGTATTAAGAGTTGGTGATTTACCATCTTCTGAATAGACTCTTTTTAATATGTCGTGACCATTTATATCTATAGCTTCACCCACCTGGATTGGTTTATCAATCGCAATAACACCATAAGGAACGCCTTTGTGCATATTCGCTGTTAAACAATTAGACTTTTTGCTTTCATGTTTTATGTAATGCTCAGCTCTACTTTTACCACCCGACCATTTCTCGCTACCTCTATTCATGTATGCAATTGCTTTTTCAGACAATCCATCTATCTCTTTGTTTTCTAATATATCTCTTAAAACCATGCCTCTTTGTTCAGGCTGTTCAACTCCAGGGATATTTGTCCAATAATATCTGACTCTATTTTGTGCTGATACTAACGCTGAATTAATTAAATACTTATTCACATTTGGTAAAGCCTGTTCAGTATGAAAAGTAATATACTCTTCAAACTCTTTTTTCATCTTTACGTTCTCCATTAAGTAATAAGCATTAGGATTATTTTCTATAACCTTTTTCATTACATCTAACATTACCCAGAACAATTTACCTCTTTCATCTTTATCGCCTAACTGCTTACCAGCTAGTGACCAAGACTGACACGGGAAACCACCGATAACTAAATCAATAGAACTCCAATCAATATCCCAAGACTGCCAATCAGTAACATCACCTATTTGTATAATATTTGGATAATTTTCTTCGCTAACTTTCATTGCGTATTTATCAATTTCACTTGCATAATAATGATTAACATCAATACCAAGCCTTTCAAGAGCTATACGCGTACAACTCATACCATCAAACAAACTTAAAACATTCAATTTCCTTTCTCCTTAGTCCCACTCAAAGGACTTTTTATTTTCATCTAAAATTTCTAAAACTGCACCATTACGAACCAAAGTTTTAGTTTGGTAATCTACGTTACCCGAATTACTTTTAACCAGACTAGCCTTAACAACTGCCATTCTGTCAAATTCAATACCTTGATCCATGCAAATCTTTTCGCAAGTATCACTATCAGCCAACCACATAGCTATCGCGAACCTAACTGAATCGGTAATACTTGAAGCACCACGAATTTCAGCTCTATGGCTTAGTGCATCATCTGAATCATTGGTAAGAGCAGATTTAGCTAAATGATGAACGGTGAGACATGTTACCCCTAGTCTGGCTGATATGTTTGCACAGTAAGAACCCCACAATTGGCCTACTTCATTACTTGAACTAATATTTCCCGTTGTGAATGCCTGGAGTGGATCAAATACCACTAACTGTAAGTTTGGTATTGTCTTTAACTCTTCAACTAATTCTTGAGCCATTGATGTAACACCCTCTTCCCTTAATAAAATCATTGGTTCTTTTTGTTCTGGAATCGGAAAAACGTACACATCATACTGAGATTGAAATCGCAAACCTAACGGATCAAGCGAAGCAATCCTTCTATGCACTTCAGACAAATCATCTTCGGCTGCAAAAATTACAGTTGATCCTTTTTGCATGATGTTTTTTCCCCACCATTGACCACCTGTAGCAATACCCAAAGCAAGTTGGATCATTGATAAAGACTTACCAACCCCACCTACTGCCGCAATGATTCCTGGTTTACCAAGAGGAATAAAACTATCTACTAACCACTCAATTGGTTTTGGTTCTTCAACCAAGTTACGAATAGCATATTGTCTTATGTTGAACTTAGACTCTAATAACTCTAACTTAACTTGATCTAATCCTTTGGATAAATGCAGATCATTAAAATCACCTGTAATACTTGGTAGTCTGGAAACACAATTACTAACTGCATTAACTACTTCGTTAGCATTTTTCTCACCAATACCAGATGTATCGTTATCAAGTGCAATAACAAACTTAGCACCCGTTACCTTACGCAACCTAACACTCGCTGTTAAACAGAAATTTGCAGAAAAGACCACCGCAACAGGTAATCCTGTAGCTTCAAATATAGAGCTTCCTGTAGCGTATCCCTCGCATAAAATTAGGGTATCAAGATAGGGCAATTCAGTTGCTTCACAACCAATTAAAAATACATTGCCTTTAATCTCGCCACCACCGACAAACTTTTTACTGCCATCTGGAAAGATATATTGGAGGGACTTTATATCGTTTACTAATATACCGTTATCACTTTTGGTGATAGAATGCACGGGAATCAATAGGTTTCCATTGATTGTTTTTAAACCATAGCTTTTAACCTTTTTATCATTTAAATAATTATGATCCGTCACTTCATTCGCACTAGCAAACTTTTCTTTGGCATATATGGAAACCTCTTCTTGCTTCTTAGTCTTAGCTTCCTCTCGCCTTTTTTGACTTTCCTCCAACTTAGTCTGCATTAATCGTTTTTGTTCAGCAGACATCTCGTTAGGATTATAAGAAGTAAACTTCCACTCCTGGGACGTTCTCCAATTACCGTAAATGCAGACAAAGTTATTGTCTAATTGATTGTACGCATAAAATCCCGATCGTTCATTAGCCTTATCGGGTCTTGAATTTGCAGTTGCACTGACGCTAACTCTTACCAAATTTCCTGTGGTATCTAAAAAATCTACAAGCAAACCATTAGAACGCATCTCACTAATAAGATCGCCATTAGATTTACTGGTACTTGTAAAAGCAAAGTTCTTGTCTATTACTAAACCTTGCTCACCATAAAATTGTGTTAAATCAGTCATCAGCCTGTGCCTTAGAATTGTTTAAATAGCTAGACACAAGCCTTCGGACAAAATTTATTCTGTCTTCCTTACTCCACTCATGCAGAACGTAAGATTTATTTTTTTTGGAAGCCTCTATGTATTTAGATTTGCTTTCCGATAATGCGACAGATAACAACTCCTCGTTAATCTGTGCAAAGTTTTTGATATGCTCCATTTTTTTGTTTTCCCCGATAAGTTTAAGATGTTTGTAACTACAAGCTCCTTTGATCTTGCCATTACGAATATGAAGTAAAGGAGAAGCCAAGCCATGACAGTATGAACATAAGCTCGGCCTCCGATACATGAGATCATCTTGTCTAAAAAGGAAGGTCGTCTTCGTCATCTACGCCACTTGGAAACATCTCTTCTTTTGGTAATTCCTCTTTTGGATTTAAGTTGTTAGCACTCGCTCCAACTGCCATCCAAGTCTTACCAAAGTTATCGTTTATTTCTAAGTAACCTTTCTCACCAACAATGAGTTCTGCTTCTACTTTTTTACCAAGTAGTTCATCAGTATTTTTCATTGATCCTACACCCATTGCATTCAGCATAAGAGACAATGATTGTCTTCCTATCTCAACAGGCTTTTCGTTATTGTGTGCCATAGTGAAAGCATGATTGACTGATATGATTTCGCCTTCAACATCAAATAAAATCTTTAATGCTTTCCAACCGTTCCTACCCTCAACCATGTCTGAACCAGAATACTTTAAATTGTATCTGCCAGGTTTCACTCTTGCTTGTTCTCCACCAGAACTCTCTGCTCCAGCCTCAAACTTATCCATACCAAATTGTGTTAAATCCATGTTCGTTACCTCCGTAAAAAATTTAACTATTAATGTTTAACCAGGATCATACTCTTCGTAATCACTGGCTCTATCAATCTCTTCTTTAAGGGCATCAACAACGTCTGTTAAAACTCTGTTTGCACCTAACGGGAGAATATGATCGTCATCTCCGTTACTTTCGCTCACCTCTTCAACTAAAAACTTAGCTTTAGTTAAATAGTAGATTGCTTTTTCTTGGTCAGTAATCATTTCTTAGCGATTAGCTTTCCAATCTCTGCCCAAGTTTTCTCAGCTCTAACAATAAAGTCATCACCTTCGTCAATCACTTGTATCTCTTCTGGTAAACCGTATCTGTTTTTAGCTACACATGCAGGTGACTCAGTAGTTACTAAGACTCTTCCAGACTGAACAGTTTTACTTGTTAATCCTTTATTGCCTTGTACTTTTACCGTTCCCTTTTTGTAGTTTAAGAACAAACACATATCACTTGCTTCTAACACCAAGGCTGAAGCTGCTTTATGTAGCTTAAGTTCATGCCTGTCGTAAGACTCTGTGCTTGGATCGTGAAACGCTTTGATTTGGTTATGAGCAATCAACACTACTCGCATTTTCTTTTCGTTTCTTAATCTATTAACTAAATCAAGGACTTCTCTAAAATACTTAAGGGCCTCATTGTAACCACGACCATAACCAAAACTTTCTATTGAAGGTTGCTTATGTGCTTCACAGGTTTTTTGATGTATTAATGGCTCTAACCAATCTAATGAATCAATAACCAATGTGTTGTATTCAAGTTCATCTGCATCAACAAGTGATCTAAGATAACCAATAAAAGTATCGTAATCTTTTGCTAATGGAAAATGAGCTATGTCCCTATTGTTAGTAAGAATACCCAGTCCCTCTTCAGTTTGAATTACGACTGGGTTTTTGCTACCAACAGCAAGTGTTGTTTTACCTAGACCAGAAGGGCCATAGATAATTGTTATTGACGCTTTAGCTTTACTTTTCTTTTGTATTGCTGCTAACGACATTATTTACCTACCTTGTCAGCACCTTCAATTACAATTGGTTTCTTGTAAGGTGGCAAAACATCTTCTAATTCCTTTACTGAATTTGCAATACACCTTCTAAGAGTTTCCATGTGATGAACAGTTTTAGTTGCTTCTACATAAGCAGGTTCAAGCTGTTCTTGCGCTTTTAAGTCTTGACTAATCTGCTGAACTATAGGTCTATTCAAATCAGTTAAGTCTTTCTCTAATATCTCTCTTGGGTTTCCATCTTTATCTTGGAAACTTAGAAGAGGTTGCTCTTTTTTATTATCTACCATTATTAATCCTCCTTTGGATTGTTATATGTTTCGCAAATTTCTTTGTGTGAACAGAATTTGCACCAGTCTCCAGCATTAAAGCTAGGCTCATCACCCATTGCTTCATCACAAGCTGGTTTCAGAATATTCAAACCCCAATCTGCAAGATCGACAGCTTGAATATCCCAAGTTCTTATTTGCCCATCTTTATGAAAGGCTCTTTTGTTTGGTTGTATGATTGTCATTTCAATAACAGTATCTTCGTTTCCCCATCTAGCCAGACATGCTAATGAGTAAGTCATTAACTGCTCATTCATCACTACATCTACAGGCCATGCACCAGACTTTAAATCTGCTACTACCATTCTATTGCTTTCACCTAAGATGACTGCATCAGCAGTTCCCCATAGATCATCACTAATCTCTGGAGCATTTACTTTTTCTTCTATTAATAATTTACCGTTAAGTTCTTCTGTTCGCTGATTAATATAATCAACATAGATTTCAGCTATAGCAATATCATCTTTAGTAATGTCAAAACTAAATCCATCTACATCAACAGTTCTACCAAGGTAGTAATCAGCTAATGTAATACCATCTAATCTATTCTTAAGTAGTGCTTCACACATTTCGTGAACCGCAGTACCTCTAGCCGCAGCTATACTACCTCTTCGTTCCGCTACAGCATTTATCTTAGCTGAAGCGGGACATCTTATAATTCTGTTTATGCTACTCGGTGATAATATCGCGTGTGCCAATGTTGTACTCCTCTCTTGCTATTGCAGCCCAAAGTTCTGGACTTATAATTGAAGCAATGTTTACATCTTCAACTGGAAAAAAATCTTTCTCGCTAGAATATGGACATGGTATCGCTACCTTCCAATCTGCTCTGTCTTGTCTGAACCAAAGACATGGTAATAAATCTACTTTCTTTGCCTGTCTGACTGTTTGATCCCACCAGTTTTTAATATCTGATTGTGTGATAGCTTTACGTCTTTTGACTTCTATTGCATAACCTGGCATTCCTAGTAGGTCGTGACCGCCACCAAAAGTCTGAGCATAATTAACTTCTAGCTCTATGCCTAAAAGTTCTTTAATTTCATCTATGACTTCGCGTTCACCTCTACGCCCTTTGTTTCGTGCGTTGACCAAACTACTCTCCAGATACGTCTGATTTATTTTCTATTTCTACTATGTCGCTAAGACGATATAAAACTTTACCACCAATCTTTTGATATGTTGGGCCAGTTCCTTTTGTTCTCCAGTTCTCTAATGTTCTAGGAGAACGTAACCATCTTTTTGCTAGTTCGTTCTGATCTAAAAATATTTTTTCTTCCATGTTGTTACCTATTACTTCGTGATTATGTTATTCTACTCTAAGTAAATTTAATAAAGCAAGTAACTGACAAGAAATAATAGAAATA